TCATGGAATTATCCATGTACGTGAGTGAGATGCTGAAACATAGGGGTAAGACTTGGGACGACCTGAATACGGTGTTCAAACGAAATGATTGTGAGACATGGATAGGTGGTGGCGCAAGCAATCTGACCATGAGAGATTTAACAACTATAGAGTATGAACTGGATATCAGTCTGGTTCGTAACTTTAACGATAAAGAATTAGGGATTAAACCAATGAAATAATGGAAGAAATTAACGTATATACCTTTGCTCATAAAGTAGTTAAGGACTGTAAGATGGACTTTGATGGTATCTATGAGGAAGGTGACGAACTAACCTCAGAAGAACGAGATTGGATTGAAAGTGATGATGGGATATTGGCTGTGTTTCAAACACTGCCTAACCTACGCTTTAGTGATACCTTTCCTTATGAGTATGTTGGTGAGAAAACATATGTAGGTAGGAAAGGGTATGAAACCAATGTTTACGTGATTAAACGTAAGAGGGATAACAAACACTTTAAATATGATGTCTATGGTGATGATATTAACAATTATGACCTCATAGAAACACACCAGATTGTCACCAAAGTGTGGGAATTCGAGAAAACTGGTGAATTCGAAAATAGAGACTAAAGGGTGAATAAGGTTGAACCAATATCATTGGAGTTATCTGACCACATGAAGCAGATTATAGCTATGTGGGGCACAGAAGAGGAACGATATCGATGGATGTTAGAGCAATGTAGAGTACCAAGAAAATACTTAGGAAGTAACAAAAATAAATAGAAAATGGAAGAATTAAACGGTAGAGCAGAAATGGAAATGCGTAATGCTGGTAAGGATATCATGGCTAAAGCTAAAGCTAAAAAGGAAGCGGAAGCTAAGGAGAATAAGACATTCGTAAGTCCAGATATTGGTCTTACAGAACCACCAACCTTTTATTTAAACCCTAAGATGCATGCGATATGGTTCGCAATGTATGTTTGGGATAATACGATAACCCCTGCGGATTTACAACCAGAGGAACCAAATGATAGAAGTTTGGTGGCTGGGGTGAAATATTGGGAATTAAAGAAATCGTATGAAGCTTTTATAGATAAAAATAACACCTTAACAACAGAAGACAATGAGTAAATTTAAAGAATTCACAAACAAAGTAGCATTAAAATTCGCCAATACCTTTTCAGGTCCTAGGCTAACTGCTGCAATAACCGTATTAGTAATCTTTGCGGTTCTAGGTATAGTAATACTGGTTAGGTCATTAATATAATTGCGATGGGTAATTCATTAGACAAACAATATCAAACCTTACTCCAAGACATCTTGGATAACGGGCACAACAAAGGGGATAGAACTGGTACTGGTACCAAGTCGGTATTCCCAAGAATGATTACACATAACATGGCTGAGGGTTTCCCTCTTTTAACAACCAAGAAGATGTACCATAAGGGTATCTTCACTGAGCTATTATGGCTCCTACGTGGAGACACCAACATCCAGTGGTTATGTCAGAATAATTGCAATATCTGGGTAGGTGACGCATATAAGAAGTATTGCAAAGAGTGGGGTGGGGAAAATAAATATAGCGTTACTGGAACAATGACTTTGGAAGATGGTACTATTGGTGGTACGAGTAGGAAATTTGATAAAGAAGAGTTCACTGAAAAGATTAAAACCGATGACGCATTCGCTGAGAAGTGGGGAGATTTAGGGAAGATATATGGCGCTCAGTGGCGCAACTGGAATGGTAAATCTAATGACGAACTTTATGAGGATTATTTAAAACGTGTGGGTAAATAATGTTTCCCCATTTATTACCATATTTATATATGATAAACAATGGAAATATGGACTATAGAAAAATTCACGACCAAATAATTGATAGGGCTGCAATTAGAGACGTAAACGGTTATACCGAAAAGCATCATATCACACCAAAATGTATGGGTGGTGATGATAAACCAGATAATTTAGTTAAATTATACGCAAGGGAACACTTTTTAATACATTGGCTACTTCACGAAATGTATCCACAAAACACAGATTTAAAATATGCGTTTTGGTCTATGTGTCGTTCATCCAATAATCAAGAGCGATATGTCCCATCATCAAGGGTATATGAATACGCTAAACATCAGATGTTAGAAGTATGGCAAAAGTTTAAGCCATCGGATAAACAGATAACTTCCATTAAAAAACGTTTAACAGGAACCAAATGGTTTCATAAACCTGATGGTAGTCATTTAAGGGCGTTCCCAAATGATAATAGAATTAAAGAAGAAGGTTGGCTGATTGGTAGGTTTGGTGGTAAGAAATTGTCACATAAAGCTAATAAAAGTAAACTTGAAAAATATCAGGGTAAAAAATCAGCAAAAACATCAAATAAAAGGTGTTCGATAAACGGTGTTGAGTTTGAATCAGCTAAAGCCGCTTCCGAGGCTATTGATATGAATGAATATTCCCTTAGATGGATACTACAGGGTAATGGGAAATCACAAAAACATAAAGAAAAATATAAAAATTGGTATTATATAACTTAGAGACATGAAACATACACACGAAGACGGTACACCATTCAATAAAGAAGAATTCCTACATATGCTAGAAATAGATAAAGAATTTAAGGGTGAGTTTGGTACTAAAGGTGTTGACCAGATAGCTAAAGCTTTAGATACCTTGGTTAATAACCCAGATTGTAGGCGTATCTTGGTTAACGCTTGGAATGTGGGTGAGATTAAGAATATGACCTTACCACCATGCCACTTCGGATTCCAATTATGGACAAGAGAGTTATCAGCCTATGAACGGGAGAACCACTTTGCTTATGTGATGAATGATATGACCAACCAAGAACGATGTGAATTACATCCAAATCACCGTGATGAAGATGTACATGAGAAGATGGATGTGGAAGGTGTACCTAGACGAGCAATATCGTTAACATGGCAACAACGTTCGTGCGATTTCCCACTAGGTATACCGTTCAATGTAGCATCTTATGGCGCTCTACTTATGATATTTGGTGAGTTAGTTAATATGGTTCCAGAAACCCTAACAGGGATGTTAGGTGATTGCCACATTTATCGTAACCAAATAGAGGGTGTTAATGAGCAAATTAGTAGAGACTCGTTTGACTTACCTAAACTAACGATTAGTACAGAATTATGGAATCCAGAGAACGTACTTGGTACTAATTGGGACGAAATCATAAAGGGTATTGAGATAGATGATTTTATATTAACCAATTACGAATCCCACCCACTAATTAAATATCCACTATCTAATTAATTTAGGTCTACCCTTTAACTTTTAGGTGTAGGGTTATATTTAAGTTATAATGATAGGAATTTACAGAATAAAGAATATTAGTAACGATAAATGTTATTACGGTTCTTCGAAAAATATTGAGGTCAGGTGGCGAAACCATATAAACAAACTCAACAAGGGTAGCCATGAAAACGTACTACTACAAAGGGCTTGGGATAAGTACGGTGAGGGGAGTTTTATATTTGAAGTCATCCAAGAGTGTGGGTTAAATGTGTTATTGGTAACCGAACAAAAATACTTAAACTCGAACCCAGCGTATAATATCGGGTTATGTGCTAGTGGGGGTGACAATATTACTAATCACCCTAATAAAGCGTTAGTGATTGCTAATATTAAACGTGGTTCGGCTAAATATCTTAATAGTTTAACACCAGAAGAACGAAAAGAAAAATTCGGTAATACGGGGCACACAAATAACAACTGGCAAGGTGGTAAAACTTTTTGTAAATGTGGTAATAAGATAAATAGTGGTACAATTGAATGTATTGATTGTGTAGATAGGAGTGGTAGTAATAATTCATTTTTCGGTAAAAAACATACTAGAGAGACTAAAGATATAATAGCTAAATCTAGGAAGGGTAAATACCATGGGACACAAAATAACCCTATAATAGTAGATGATATAGAGTATAGGTCTGCTGGGGAAGCCTCCAAATTATTAAACATTCCAATGGTAACTATTAGATGGAGAGTAAGGAGTGATAGTAATAAATTTAAGGATTATAAATATAAATAATATGGAGTTAATACCATTAGATAGTAACCATAGGATGATACGAGTAGGCTTCGGAAAGAACAAGGGTATCTGGTTCTTTAGGCTTGACTTATGGTTCTTTGGGGTTAGATTTAAGAAATGAATTATACAAACCCAAGCAACCCAGATTACGAAGAAAAGCCATCAGATTGGCTTAACGCTGCAATGATATTCAGCAGAGGCTTCTTAGTGGTATTACAAGAAGGTGGTGGTATCGTTATAGATATGACACCAGAGATTAAAACTACTATGCCAGAAGGATTCCCCAGAGATGTGGATAAGTTATTGATATGCAAAGTGGACGATAAGATTCAAGTGAGGGAATGTACTGATGATATTGCAGAAGGAACTCACGTAATGGTATTAAACGACAACCCAAACTAATGAAAGCTGTGATTGCCGTTAATAATTTAGGTTTCATCGGATTAGATGATGAGTTACCATGGAAGAATTCCAAGGACTTTAAACACTTCAAGAAAATGACCATGGGTGGAGTCCTATTGGTGGGTTATAACACCTATCAGAAGCTTCCACCTCTCAAAGGTCGCACAATGCTATTGGATGATAGAGAAACTTTAATTGAAGATATAACTGACGTTGCGGATATTGACGATGTTTGGTGTATTGGTGGTAAGAAGACTTATGAGAAGTATGTACCATGGTTCAAGGAGATTCACATATCACACATCGATGATAATACAATAGGGGATACAACGTTTCCTAACCTAATTGGTCTTGACCCTCTTTGCGAGATTTTCAATTATCGTTTCTAAGCTATTTATTAGAAACAGTTTTACTATGAAGAAGAAAGATACAAATTTATACTATGATTATCTAGGGGATAAACTTAAACCATTCGTTGAAGCCGAGTTTAACAGAAAGAATCGTTTCATAATAACCTACCCAAAAGAGTTAGGATTAGATGAGTGGGTAACCTACAGCTCAACACCAATCGAATTACAACTACCAAACGAAACCATGTTAAGTGGTATCCATGACCCTCTAGCACCAGAAGTAACAGTTTATTCTGATTTGGTGATTGAGGTTCAAGACCCAGTTTCACCTTCCAGCGCTCAAAAAGTCATGAAATTCATGAAGGACGAGTGGAAAAGTAAGGAACCAAGACGGTTAGTTTATCTGTACAAAAATTTAGCCCCAACTGGTGAGGTTACCAGAACAAGTGAAGTCTTGGCATTCATCAAAAGTGTGGATTTCGGTAGCTTAGATTACGATAGTGATGAGTTGCTTAGAATCAAACTAACCTTGGGTGTAGACCATGTAAGGTTGGTATAACCTATAACATATTAATCTTATTGGTGGTAGTATTAGACTTTTTTGGTTAATAGTCTATATTTATAAGTGATAATAGACTATAAATCAATGGGATTACACGGAAATAGACCAGGTATTATAATGGATGGGAGTACAATAACTCCCGCCCAATTTTCGGCATTTACGTTTTATAACGTATATGTGGGTACGAGTGCGGCTACCGCAACAATAAACGGAACGTTAATGAATCTAGCTGCGTCTAGTGATATATCGGTGGTAGTGAGAACTTTTTCTTATGGTTCGGGTGATATTTATTTACTAGGAGATAAAAGAAACGTATCATACGGTTCACAAATTATAGGTGGTTCATTTACAGGTAGTCAATAAAAAGATAGAAACAGATGACAAATAAGAGCAAAATTACAGTTAAGCCTTTAGGTCTGAAAGGACGTGAAGTCAATGAGAGAATAATTGAATTGATGGGGCAAACTCTAATCAAAGAGAACTTTGACCGTTCCACATTTGAGTTAACCAAGAAAGGACCTGACGGTAAAGTGTACGGTATTGTACGTGAAAACCACGAGTGGTACATTAAAATTGCTGAAGATGAAGCAGTCCTTACAAAGGAAAGTTTCAATTATATCGGTGGATTACAAAACAAGAAGTCATTTGCGTTTCCATCATACGCTAAAGCTATTAAGCAACTTAACCAAAAGTTCAAGTCTTTGAACGAGAGTTTGGGTATTAAAACAAACATCAACGTATTCCTTAATGATAATCTATTAGAGAGCGATGCAGACAAGTTCGTAACCGACAAAAAAGGTGAAGAATTGGATGATGATAAGCCTAAAGAGGAAGGTGGTGATAATCTAGTAGGAAAGAACGATTGGAAGAAAGTTAAGGTTGAAATGACTGAGGAAGAAGCTCGTATCGATTCTATGATTTCTGGTGAAGATTTCACTGAAGAGGTTGTTGAGGAATCCATGTTGGGTGCCGCTTCATTTTTCCAAGGTGATGATATCGTTCTGAATGATACAATCAGTATCAGTCACGGTGTAGATGTAATGGATGATGCCATTGCAAACGCTACTGGTGAGAAGAAAGAGACTGCTATGGCTGAAGCTACGGACATTCTTAAAGGTCTAAGCAAAGAAGAGGTAATTTCCATTCTGGAAAACGTTACTGGTAAAAAAAAAAGTTAAAAGAAACTAAGTACACCTTAAAGGTGGACAACCCTAATCCAGCACCCGCACCTGCTCCAGAGCTTGGTGGTGATGCTGATTTTGGTGGTGATGCTGATTTTGGTGGTGATGAAGGTGGTTTCGGTGATGAAGGTGGCGATAAACCATTTGATGAGGAACCATTTGATGCTGGCGTTGACGCTGACGAAACTGAAGACCCTAAGAACTATATCCAACAATTATCTGGTAAGTTAGGGCAATCCCTTAGAGCATACGAGAAAGAAGTTGGTGAACCTGACTTTGAATTGGAGAAATTCGCAATTAACTCCGTACTATCCGCAACCAATACTGGTGAGATGGATACAGAAGACCAAAAAGATATTATTTCAAAGGTTAAGACCAGTGGTCTGGATAACGACCTTGAGGGTGACCTTGATGTTGAACCAGAAGGAGAACCAGCACCTGAGCCTGAACCAGATATGCCACCAGAACCAGAAGGTGAGGAACTTGGTGTTGAAGAGGCTCTTAACGAATTCGGTGGAGGACCACCTGAAGATAGGGAATATGATGCAATGCAGGCTTATCATGACAGTAAAGGACAACCACAGGGTGGTAAAAGTAACTACCACGTTAGTGTAGACAAAAAGGGGAACTTCAAAGTAGGGGAACCTGAAAAGAGATTCCCAAGCGGTAAAATTGTTAATGGTGAGAGAGTTTCAGATAAGTGGGGTAAAACCGAGCAAGTGTCAGAAGAAATCAGTATATTTGAAGATAGGATTAGAGGTGTATTGAATGAGAATTTAAAATACCCTACACGGGAAGTGAGAACTGATAGGAAATATTTAGGTGCTACCATATGGGGTGACAGTGGTGCCATTTCATTGGATATTTACTCTCATAGTCATAATCCCTATGGTGGTAGTGGATGGAAGAAGATACAAAGCGGTGGTGGTATAAGTATTGGAGATTTCACCAAAGATTATATCGCAAGACAGGTGGCTGAGAGATACAAGAACCCAGAAAGTTTTGATGCAGAGATAGATGAGTTATTAATGAAAGTTGATACCAGTTATAAACAAATGATGCAAGATATGAATCCAGAGATAGCAGAACCAGAAGTGCAACCTAAGAGAAAAGAGGAACAAGCACCTAAAAGGATTAAAGAAAGGGATTTACCTTTTAGAAAACCAGTAAGAGAAACTAAGACTAAACCAAAGGCTACAGTATGAAGTTAATATTCATTCGATATATCGGTGAAGACTTCAATGGGAAGCATATATACGAGTTTATCTTTACGGATAACATCGAAGGTGTTGATGGTGAAGGTTGGGATGCTTATCCAGCAAGTGGTAACCCTGAACCACCTGAAAAAGGTTATATCAGTAAGGTTGGTAGGTTCGAAACTGACGAATTCAAGCTGGTGTTGATTCAGAACAGTGATACATTTGCTGTATGGGACGCTGTGGACGGTGTTGTGGCGCTTGCGTGGGAAGATATCACTGAAGGATATGATGAGTACCCAGATAATAGAATAAAGTTCTTCTATGGGGCTAATTTGGATACTGTTACTGACTTATTGTACAGTAGGGATATAATTATAGAATGGAAATACGATAGTAAAAATGAGCTACAAGGATAAAATATTAAATTTGATTAAAGAAGATAGTGAAATGATGAATTTCTCTACCACAACTGATGATTTGGATGCTACTGTAGATGCGGTAAAGAAGTCTACTGATTCAGGTGACGAAACTACGATTAGTGTAAGTGACGATGACGATGTTAATGAAGCTGTCGATGGTATCAAAACGGCAGATGATGCTGAAGCAAACGCAGATGATTATGAGGAACTACAGAACCTTAAGAACCAAGCGTCTGAAGATGAAAATGACGCACCAACTCAAGATGCACCAAAGGATGTGAATGAGGTTATGGGTAGAATGAGTAAGGAGAAGTTGGAGAAGTTGGTTGAGCAGAATAAAAAGATAGGTAAAGCCTACAAAAAGATAATCAAGGTTTCCGAAATAAGAAGTAAGAATGGATAAGACCGAACAACTACGTAAGAAAGCTCAAATGTTAGCCGTAAGGAAGACTATACTCCATGAGGGGTTCGGTTACCCTCAAGGTATGAAAGAACGAATGGATAGTTCAATCGAAGAGCGAATCAAGAATAGACAAACAGCTATTGGTGAGCACCCTGCGCTACCTTCTGGTGGTGTGAGAGGTTTTGACCAAAAACTATTACTTGACCGTTTCTTGGAAACCGTTAATCGTTATAAGGACGCTTTCGATGTCAACGAGATTGACACAGTTAAGGCGGTGGAAGGGGCGCAGCAATTATTATTGGATTGTATGGAAGCTGAGGCACCACACAGAAAGAAATTAGAGGAACTTGCAGTAGAGATGGTTAAAGAAGATTTTAACCTTAGTGATGAAGCTATGATATTCGAAGCAAGTCTGGTTGATAAGGTTGAATTAGGTTCCAAGACCACTAATGTTGGTTCTGATGAAGAATACCAAATGGAATTCGAAAATCACGCTGATATTGAGAACGCTGAACTTGAAGTAATGAACCGTAGATTCATCAATTGTATGATACAAGGTGCGGCTATGAAATGTAATCACATGTTTAACCTTGCCAATGATGAGTTACAGAAGTTAGAGGCTACATTACCAACCAAATATAAGAAGTTAATGTCCTCTGCTGAGTACCTATATTTCGTGGTACCAGATAATGTAATTGAAGCCGCAAAACCAGATGATGTAGCATCAAGTGTTGGTGGTATGGTAGATGTGGATTATGATGAAGATGAGACTCCAGTTATTACGGCTGAAGCTAAGACGTTACCAGTACTGATACACGAACTGGTTAAGGGTGTTATGGAAGTAGTAGCCCTACACGGATTCAGCGAGAATGAAGAGTTGAATGATTATGTTGTAAGTCAAGCTGACTTCTTAGCGGCAGAACCATCTGATATGAGAATGGGTCCTGCAATATGGGGTAAGTTCATGGATGCAATCGAACCTGCTGACAGTAACTTAAAACATCACGTATTCTATAACCTTGTTAAGAAGCCTACGAACGAATTCAACGAGTGTATGAAGGAAATACTTGCTGGTACCAAAGAAGGTAAACGTATAGTAGCTGAAATCATCGAAGGTGTTAAATCCAGAATGGAAGTAGATGACCTTACCGAGGAAGAGAATATCACAAAGGAGCAAGATTATAGCGCCTCTATAGATAGAAGTAAAGCTGAATTAGGTGACTTTAAAGAAAGGCTTAAGGATAGTGACTTCAACCAAATGTTCAGAGACATAATCGGTGACGATACCGACCTGTAATACCCCAAAAATAGACATTTCGTACTTGTTAACATATTTATCTATGATAAAACATAGACAGATACATGTTAACAGCAGACGAAATATTAGCAGAATATGCTAAATGCCTTTTAGACCCGAAATACGCAATTGAGACCTTTTTCGAAACGTATGACCTTACGCAAGAAGGGTTCGTACCGTTTAACCTATTCCCCAAACAAAGAAATATTATCGATGCTTATCGAAGCAATCGATTCAACTTGGTAACCAAGCCCAGACAGGCTGGTATATCTACCGTAACACAAGCATATGCGGCAACCCTAATCGGGTTTGCTGACCCAAAGAACCCTGAGACCATTCTGGTTGTGGCTAACAAACTGAAGTTGGCTAAGAAGTTCACCAAAGGTATTAAAGACTTCGTTAAACAACTACCTAGATGGGTATGGGGTGAGGAATACTACGGTACTCCAGAGAAGGAAAAGAAAGACATCTTTGAGAAGGAATCGCAAGATGAGATGGAATTGGTCAATGGTTGTAAAATCGTTGCTGTTGCGACATCTGAGGATGCTTTGCGTGGGTACACACCTACACTATTGATTATGGATGAGGCTGCGTTCATCGAAAGAGGTGACGAACTATTCGCTGCTGCCCTTACCTCACTTGGTACTGGTGGAAAGGCGACCCTTATTTCAACACCAAACGGACAAGACCCATTATACTACGAAACATACGAACAATCAATGAAGGGTGAGAACGACTTCAAGATTAGTGAGATGCGTTGGTACGAGGATTTACGATACAATAAAGACCTTAGATGGTGGAAGTGGGTTGATAAGGAGGAAACTGAGAAGAAGTGGCTTGAAGAATACAAGTTTACCTTTGATTCCTACAAGGACAAGCTTAAACGTGGTTATAAACCTACATCTTCATGGTATGAAGAGATGTGTCGTTCAATGAATAACAATAAGCGTAAGATTGCCCAAGAGCTTGACGTATCATTCCTTGGTTCTGGAGGTAACGTGATTGAAGATAAGTACATACAACACCACGAATTACACAACGTGTGTGAACCTAAATGGAAAGCTGGTAGAGGTAACGAGATTTGGATATGGGAACGACCCATTGAAGGTCATGAATATCTACTGGCTTCTGATGTTTCCAGAGGCGATGGTGAGGATTTTTCAACATTCACCGTAATCGATGTTACAACCATGGAACAAGTGGTTGAATATGTGGGTAAAATACCACCTGACAAGTTAGCCGAACTACTGGAAGAGTATGGTTACCTATATAACGCACTGATAGTGGTGGATATTACTGGTGGTATGGGTGTTACAACGACCCTTAAGTTGAAGGAAATGAAGTACCCTAACCTTTACTACGAACAACGTGGTGAGAAATTACTTAAGAAGCGACAAGATGAGAATAAAATCAAACGTAAGTTAGAAACTCCTGGTTATCAAGTAGGTTCAGATAGGGTTGCATTGGTGAGTAACTTCGAAAGAATGGTTCGATTGAACTGTGATGAAGGTATCAATAAGGGTATTAAGGTAAGGTCTACCAGATTGATTGCTGAGTTCCATACATTCATATACAAGAATGGACGTGCTGACCACCAAGATGGTAAGCATGATGACCTTATTATGGCATTGGGTATCGGTTTATACATATTGGAATTCTCCTTCAAGAAGTTGAAGTCGTTGAAATCCAAGACCAAGACTATGCTTAGTAGCTGGGTTGTAAATCACGGTGACGAAGTTCAACCACACATTGAGTATGGTAGTGGGTTTGTGGCTAAAAATAAGAAGGGTCAACCTAAACCAAAGTTTGATGCTGCAACAGCTAGGAATATGCAAGACCCAACTGGTAGATATTTATGGCTTTTCAGTGGTAGTAAGTAATATTTAATATAAAACGCCATAATGGGACAAAAAAAGACATTCGTTAGAAAGAATTACGGGACACTTTATAAGTGGTCAGTTAGGACAGGACCTCAAGGTAAGAATAAGACCAGAAGAGAGAGGATTAATCCTATTGGGGATGTTGCGTGTGATGTAGGATACGTGTATAATCAACAGATTGTTAACGGACAGTTAGAACGATTACTATATGTAGAATGTGGATACGTCCAATAAGGGTTTATTTTTTAAGTAAAGACAGTATAATTATAGAAAAAGAAGCGAATGGCTAATAAACAGCAACCGAATTTAACGGTATTTCAAAGATTGAACAAGATTTTAACTCCAGACGGGGTTAATCCTAATATAGAGCTTAGTAATAAGTATTCAATGGGTAGTGATATCCTGTTGAAAACCACAGACAAGAAGGAGTACCAGCAGCAAGCGTTACAGGCGAAGCAAAGTAAGTACTTAAGTAGTATGTGGGGTAAGGTTGAGGATAACCTATTCCAACAATCTATTCAGTATGAAATGACCCGTATCGGGGCTTACTCCGATTTCGAAAATATGGAATTCTACCCAGAGCTTGCGGCAACGCTTGATATTCTGATGGAAGAGTCCACAACAGTAAACGATAAAGGTAGAGTACTTAACATCTATTCGGATAGTCCAAGAATCAGAGGTATTCTGGAAGACCTATTCTTCAATAGATTGGATATTCACACTACGTTACCTATGTGGGTGCGTAATACGTGTAAATACGGGGATAACTTCGTATACCTTAACACAAACGACAAATACGGTATCACTGGTGCCAAACAAATGCCTAACTTCGAGATGGAGCGTAGAGAAGGTGGTGTATATGACACTATCAGCGCCCAACTGAATAGTACAGAGAGAAAGGAGAAGGATAGAAGTGATGAAGGTAAGGAAGAACGTGTACGTTTCTTCTGGAGAGGTAGAGATATGGAATTTGAATCATGGCAAGTAGCCCACTTTAGGTTACTTGGTGATGATAGGAGATTACCTTACGGAACTAGTGTTCTAGAAAAGTCTAGAAGAATCTGGAAACAACTATTGTTATCAGAGGATGCGATGCTTGTGTATCGTGTAACTAGAGCGCCAGAGCGTAGGGTATATAAGATTTACGTTGGTAACATCGATGATGAAGATGTGCAACCATACGTTAACGAAATCGCTAACCGATTTAAGAGGGCTAACGTAATTGACCCAGCAACTGGTCAAGTAGACCTTAGATACAACCAATTGGCTAATGACCAAGACTTTTTCATCCCAGTTAGAGATGAGAATGCACCTAACCCAATCGATACACTTCCTGGCGCTCAAAACTTAGACCAGATTGCGGATATCGAATACCTACAACGTAAACTGTTTACAGCATTACGGGTACCTAAGTCATTCTTAGGGTTTGAGGAAGCACAAGGTGATGGTAAGAACTTAGCATTAATGGATGTTAGATTTGCTAGAACGATTAATAGAATACAACAAGCCTTATTACAAGAGCTTAACAAGATTGCTATCATTCACTTGGTGTTATTAGGGTTCGAAGATGACCTTAATAGTTTCACCATTACAATGAATAACCCATCAACTCAGGCAGAGATGCTTAGAGTGGAGCATTTACAGTCTAAATTCACAGCTATTCAAGCTGCTGTTACTGATGCTGGAAATGGATTTGGTATTATGTCAATGACTAAAGCTAAGAGAGATATTCTTGGGTGGAGTGATGCGGAAATCAGACAAGACCTTCTGGAACAAAGAATGGAGAAAGCTGCTGCGGCAGAATTGGAGAATACTGCACAGGTTATTAAGAATACTGGATTCTTCGATAAGGTAGATTTACTGTATGGGGATATTACTAAAGCCAGAGATGGTGGAGCGAGTGAAGAAGGTGGTGATGAAGGTGGACCTGCTGGTGGCGGTGGTGGATTCGGTGGAGGTGGTGTCGGTGGTGAAGACATAGACTTCGGTGAAGAAGGTGGTGATGAAGAAGCCGATTTTGGTGAAGAAGGTGGTGGAGATGACTTCGGTGGCGAAGATTTAGGTGGTGACGCAGGTGGCGAAGATTTAGGTGGTGACGCAGGTGGTGACGCAGGTGGTGACCTAGGTGAGGTCATGAAAATTGGTCAAAGGATATTAGCTGAAGAGAAGTTAATCATAACTGATAAGCTAACTAAAAGGAAAAAGCGACATAACGAGAAGTACATGAATAGGTTGATGGAGAACATCAGCAACCCAGAGAGTGATGCTGATGTTGTAAACGCTAATAGGGTAACCCTAAATGATAAGAGTATGCGTATCAATCAGAATGTTGATGATATGGTAAAGGATATATCGGATAGGATAGACGAAGTGGATAAGGATTAATCGGTTTTTTACCCATTTTTCAACTATTTAAAATTAAAGAGGGTTACTATGCAAAAGAATTTCGGTGAATTAAAACACATAATCAAAGAATTTGTAGCTGATGGTATAGCTAAAAATAAAGATGTTAATAAGCAATTGTTAAATGATTTTATAACACTTCTTAAAGAGAATGAAATCTTAAAGAAAGAGTTTACGGTCTACAACAATATCGAAAGTAAGGTTTCTAAATCAGAAGCTTACATTTCAGAATACATCAAAGAGAATATCAAACTGGTTGAGGGTTACACCAAGAAGCAGATTAATGAGGCTAACGCATTGTTGGCTGAAATGGTGTCCACAATTAACGTAGAGTACCCAGATAGCCCGTTATCACAATTACATGAGTCTATTCACACTTTGATGGTTAACAAAACCTCATTGGGTAATATTGACGCTAGGGTTGATGCTAATACAATAGTTACAGAGCATATCAAAACCAACACCCCAAAGGAAGAAGTAAGTGAAACCATAGTACCTAATAGTTGGGTATCTAATATTTTAACCGAACGTTTCAACAAAAAATACGCAGACCTTGATGAGGACACTAAGAAAGTGTTAAATAGTATTGTCACTTCAGACGCAGATACCCGTGAAGGTATTTTTGTTGGGTTGGTAAGAGAATGTGTTGATTTAGTTGACGCTAATCTTAAAGAGTCGGAAGCTGGTATTAAAGCTAAGTTACTATCTACAAAGGATAAGCTACTTAGACTTGAATACCATACTGACACGTTTGTTAGTGAAGTTGGACAATTGCTAGACCTAAAAAGTACTTTAAACTAATCAACATGAAAACACGTTTCAATTCAAACAACATATTAATCGAACCAATTAAATTGACCAGTAAAGAATTAATCAATGAAACGAACTTCGATGACTGGGTGAGTTTACCTGATTATTTATGTGATGGTCTTACCTGTAAAAGGATAAAGACACCAAAGACGTATGATGGGTTCCTATTACGATATTCTGCTGGTTCTAGGACTGTACCTCACATTAATACCGAGGAATACGAAATTCTTAACGTCAGAAGTGGGTCGATAACCAACTTGATAACCGATGAAACCTACGAAGAAGGTGATACAATGGTTATAAACAAGAACGAAGTACATGAGATATATTGCGAATCTGAAGCTTACATATATTTCGTAACTACCAAGAAACAGAGCGAGTTAACTCTACTTACTTAAAGTAATTGACTAAGTGACTTTTTTTCCGTATATTAGTATACATGAAGAAAAAAGGTAAGAAGATAGTGAATGACGATAGTACAGAATTTGCCATATCCTATGGCACAGTAGATTATACAGACAATAAATCAGTATACATAGATATAACCTCATGGGTTGAGCCATTGGTTGTTGATAACCCCAAAGGTATGATAAGTCTAATGAAAAAGACCATACGTACATCCCTGTACGAGCACTTACCTAATACAGAATTCAATAATAATCAATATATTGCTGATTTAGATTTAAGAGAATCTGGTATAGCGTTGGATAAACGTAGTTTTATGTCATGCAACGTAACACTATATACAGACCACGAACTATCAGAATCCACAGGAGACATCACTTCAACGATAGATGTTATCTTAGAAGCTCTTAAAACTAACTTCAAAGAGTTGTTCCTGTTCAACAAGCGTAAGAAAGAATAACTTTACCCACATTCCACATATTTATAGTAAAAGTAAGTATGCTGGAATTAAGAACATTACGGGCTAGAGAGACGGGAACTGGTTACCTCATCGAACACGATGCTGGGTACATATCTCCCAACGAAGAGAGAAATCAACCATTTATTAATGAGGTTAAAAAGTTAGGTAGCGGTAGCGCTATTATAACTGAGCCATTAATTGTTGTAGCAGTATTACAGAAGTACGGTATCGAGAACCGTAACGGTAGAGTATACCCTGAAGCTATATTAAGAGCGCAAGCAATCGAATACGAGAAGCTTGTAGCCGACAATCGTGCGTTAGGAGAACTTGACCACCCAGAATCATCAATTATCGCAGCCAAAGACGTTTCACACAATATCACTAAGATATGGTGGGAAGGTTCTACGCTTATGGGCGAACTTGATATTGTCATGTCACCTGGATTTGTCAATTACGGTATCATATCATGTGAAGGTGATAAGGTAGCCAATTACTTAAGACGTGGAATTAAAATCGGTGTATCTTCCAGAGGCGTTGGTTCCGTTGAGGAAATTAACGGGATTCAAATGGTTCAAGAAGATTTCGAATTAATTTGTTGGGATGTTGTTACAAACCCATCAACTCCAGGTTCTTGGATATTCAAAAACGATAGAGAAGCGGGAGCCTTTAAAGAAGGTGTTAAAGAGAAGATGCCGTCCAACCTTAACTCAGGTTTGGATTCGTTTCTATTGGGTTAATCCATAAATTATCAGTAAAAGTAGACTTTCGATAAACGCTAACATATTTATTAACAGGTGAATATACGAAGCTTTTTGAACTTTTGGTTCCACTGGCTATATTTATTAAGTAGAAAATAAAAAATTCTGAAAAATCCAGACTATAAAATGGAAGAAAAAAATAAGAACAAAGAAACTATGAGTGAAGCATTGAGTGATATTGATTTAATCAAAAATGCTTTAACGGAAAACTCTAAAGAAATACTTCGACACATTGCTGTGGAAGAAATTGACGGGGTGGTTAAGAAGTCTATTAATGAAGATTTCGAAGAAGAAGACATCGATGATGTTGAATCAGTGCCAGTTGATGGCGAAGGCGACCTTGATGGTGGCGATGATTCAGTTGAAGTTGATGTTGACGCTGACCCAGAAGGTGGGGACGACATCGCAATAGATGCGGAACCTGCGGGTATAGAAGGTGGAGACGAGTTACCAGTTGGTGGCGAGTTAGACATGGACAGCGAAGTGGATTTAACATCTGCATCAGATAACGAAGTTCTAGCTGTATACAAGGAATTGTCAATGAGCGATGAAATTGAAGTTGTCGGAGATGAAGTACACATGAACATTACAGAACCAGGAAAGTACATTATCAAACCTGAAGGTGGGGCGCCAGACGCAGGCATCGGAGAACCAGAACTAGACGCACCAGAAATGGATGCAATGGCAATGGGAATCGGAGAACCTGAAATCGGTGGTGAAGAACCAATCGCGGAACCAGAAATTGGTATCGAAGAACCAATTGGTATCGAAGAACCAATTGGTGGTGAAGAAGAGGTTGAAGAAGAGGGTGCTGAATGTGGTGATTGTAAAGATGACATTGTGTATGAAGTCGAATTAACGGAGAGCGAAGGTGCTCACTATGAACACGCGAAAGAATCTACGCCACCTAATTCAGGTGACATTGATTCCCAAACTTCTAAAGAATTGCCAGCAGACCTAACAGGGGATAACCTTGAAGGTGGATTTGGTGAAGCAGAAGCAAAGAACGGTTCAGGTGATGCTCACGCAGAACACGTTATGGGAGCAGAAGGAAAAACTGACCCAACAGCTAAAACAAATGCAACAGCATTACCAGCAGAAGAAAAAACTGAAGCAGGTAGTGGTAGTGGCTCAGATGGTGCTCATGGCGACCATGTAATGGCTGAAGGAGAAGACGAGGATTGTGACGAAGACGTAATTGACGAAGAAGTCGAAGTCGTTGAAGAAAAAATCCAAGTAGGTAAAGGACGTAACGTTACGAACAACAAGACTTCTATTGAAGGAGCTGGAGCCGTAGCAAACAACGTTAAAGCACCTAATGTGACTGCACCTAATGATGGTGGAGTTAAAAAAGAATCCACAGAATACGATAAAATGGTATTAGAAGCAAACAAGCTGAAAGAACAAAACGAAGCCTTCGTTAAGAAGTTAGTTGAGTACAAGAAGATGTTAGCTGAGACCGTAGTATTCAACTCTAATTTAACACAAGTAGTTAAACTATTCCTTGAGAACTCTACTACAAAACAAGAAAAGAAAGAGATTATCAAGAGGTTTGACGATGAGGTTAAATCATTGAAGGAAAGCAAGCAACTGTATAATAAGGTTGCAACTGAACTAGCTTCAAAGAAAACTTCACTAAGTGAGAGCATGAAAGGAATTGACAAGACACCAACAACTGGTTCTTCAAGCCTTAATGAGCAAACAACTTATGTTGACAGAGAGACCGCACGTATCAACGAATTGATGGGTCGTGTCGCAAATATCGGAAGAAAATAATTAAATAACTAGACAACTAAACTTAAAAATATGTCACATTTATTAAACACAGGTACAGTCGGAAATATCGGACTAAACCACATGAAAGATGTCCGTAAGAAAGTACAAGAAAAATGGGATTCTACTGGTTTCCTTGCTGGATTGGAAGGACACATCAAAGAGAACATGGCTCAATTGTATGAGAACCAAGCAGGTAGCTTGTTGACGGAATCAACGTCAGCGCAATCTTCAGGTTCTTTCGAGACCGTAGTATTCCCTATCGTAAGAAGGGTATTCTCAAAATTACTAGCTAACGACATCGTTAGTGTACAGGCGATGAACCTACCAATTGGTAAGTTATTCTTCTTCATTCCACAGACTTCTAGTCGTGTTGATGAAAGCGGATTCCCTGGAAACCCTTACTCAGCTACATCAGCATCTGATGTATACAGTCCACATTATTCTGCCCATACTAGTATGGCGGCTGATGGACTACCTAACTGTGTTGGTTCGAACTGTGCTGTAACAGCACAAATGGCGAAAAACCTATACGATATCTTCTACAACGATGGTCTTTTTGATAACTCAAAAGGTGCATTGACTATTGTAGTTGGTACAGGTACAACTCAAGTTATGAGTTCTGATGGTGTTTTCTCAGCAGCAGGTTCTGGATTCCCAGTAGCTACTGACGGAACTATCCGTGAGCTACTATTGGCAGTTAACGGGTTCGATTCAAACGAAAAAGGTCGTTTGACAGGTCCTGATGGTAACCAAATGGATACTGAATCATTCCTTGCGTCATTGCACGTAATAAATGATACTGGTGCTCCAATTCTAGACCCAGACTTGAACGAAATTGTCGCTGACCAAAAGGAAATTCCGTTTAGAGTGGTAACACAAAGATACGGTAAAGGTCTTGTTGACTATGATGACATCTGTGATACTGCTGGTGTAGTGTATTTAGGTCTTGACCTATCTCACCCAGTAGCGGGTAACGGAACATCAACATTTGATGGTTACGTTGGAGCATCTGGTTCAACAAGTGGTGTAACTGGTGGTTTCACTGCTGATACATCTTCATTCCTAGTATCATGGGCACAATACGCAAGTCTTGAGTTCGAAACTGAAATGGGAGAAGTAACCTTCACACTTGATGAGGTTGTAGTTTCTGTTGAAGAAAGAAAACTAAGAGCTACTTGGTCTCCTGAACTGGCACAAGATGTTAGTGCATTCCACAACATCGATGCTGAAGCGGAATTGACTGCGTTACTTTCTGAGCAAATTGCTTCTGAAATTGACCGTGAAATTCTAAGAGACCTTAGAAAAGTAGGTGCATGGCAATCACGTTGGGATTACATGGGATGGAGAAAAGCAAGTCAAGCATCTAATGCTTACACACAAAAAGACTGGAACCAAACGTTAATTACTAAGGTTAACCAAATCTCTGCTCAAATCCACAAGTCAACTCTAAGAGGTGGAGCAAACTTCATCGTAGTATCTTCCGAGATATCTGCAATCTTTGATGACTTGGAGTACTTCCACGTATCTGACGCAAGTCCAGAGCAAGACCAATATAACATGGGTATCGAGAGAATCGGTAGCTTAGGAGGAAGGTACCAAGTGTACAGAGACCCTTACGCACCGTCTTGGTCAATGATTATCGGTCACAAAGGTAAGTCTTTGTTAGACACAGGTTACATCTACGCACCATACGTGCCGATGCAATTGACGCCTACAATGTACAACCCGTTCAACTTCGCGCCAGTGAAGGGTATCATGACACGTTACGCTAAGAAGTCTGTTAATAACAGGTTCTACGGACACGTTCGTGTAGACGGAGTGGTAACATTCAACACTAACGAATTGAGATAATCATTCGTTTATATAAAAAAAAAGCCTTCTTTATGAAGGCTTTTTTTTTGTCTTATACTTTTTCTATTGTCTGTCTAGATAAGCTTTAGCCATTTGTTTGGCTTCTGCTTCGTGTTTGGAATCGTTTCGTATAAACGCACCATACTCCATGGCAGATATAAAGGATTCTTCTAGGTCACTAAGTGGTACTTCTTCACCGATGAATTTCTCTATGTTGGCAGCTACATATTCCTCAACATCATCTTCGTATCCAGAACCTTCCCACCTTTCACAAAAGTATGCTTCTACTTTACCATCATAATGTATGGTTACATTATTATCTCGATGAAGCCCACCTTCATCCAAATCGATGTCAAAAAACACATCTAAAAAGGTATCCTCTTCTCTAAATGTAATATTTTCAGCTATCTGATGCATTACATCGTAAATTAACGTCTTAAATTCTTCTTTCATTTTTCCTATAGTTTAAATCCGCATTCACACTTATGGTGTTGGTTTTTCTTTTGGGGACAATCTTCAAAATGGGAACCTTTTAAGTCCGTCCATTCTGGTAGGTCTAATTCCTCAGCATTATCACCAATAATGTAACCTATCACCCACCAACCTCTACAACCACCGAATTTTTCATCGTAATTGGTTACAGTCATTAGGCTATGGACTAACGGGTCATCTGGTCGCCATTCGTTTGGTTCACTAGTTGAAATAGCCAAAGAATAAGTCTGGTCAAGGTTAAAGGCGTTAGCCACCCAATCAATACTCTCTAAGTCTTGTCTATTCTCTACTTCATGTTCGGTTTCTTCGAATCCTGAAAAGTAGTTAGGGAATCGCCTTCTTATTGTGAATTTGCTCATGGTTCTTCTATCGTTAAAATTTCCAGTATTCTGATTCGTTTGGCTAGATACCATAGACCACCTTGATTATTTGGTCGTTGGAATTCCTCATAACCATCCATCTCTATTTTAACCCACACTCTACCTCTTTCGGATAAATGGGGTGCCTCTGTCTTTGACGTGCAATGCCAGAATGGTCTTACCTTAAAACCCTTAGTCGGGTGAGATTCGGCTTCCATCCATTCGTTGAGTGGTAACCTTAATTTCTTGTTGATGAATAATGGTGTTATATTACCATCCTTCAGTAGTCTTACGAGTTTGTATGCTATCATTCTTGGTCTTTTAATATGCTACTTCTATATCTCTAAATCTAAGTTGTTTGTCTGGAAAATCATCTAATTCGAACCATCTGGAACCAATTGAGGTATCCCAATATTGCCA